TTTTAATGTATAAAGACAGTAAGGAAGGTATAGAGTATGGCAACATTTAGTTTAAATGATACTGTTCGTAGAGCCATTTCAACAGGAAATGGAAGCACAACTTCTTTTGCCTTTTCTTTTCAAATCAATGCAATAGCAGATATTAAAGTTTATGTTGATGGAACTTTAAAAACTCAAGGTACTGGATCAGCTAACTATGCAGTTCAAAATGGATCTGGAGTTGCTGGACTAACTAATACTGGAACTGGCTCTGTGGTGTTTGTTACAGCTCCTTCAAATGCGACTACAATAACAATTCTTTCAGACATCCCTCTTTCTAGAAGTTCATTATATACATCTGGTGGAAACGTAACAGCTTCAGCTTTAGAAGATGATTTTGATACTATAACAATGGCTCTTGGAGATAGAGAAGAAAGAGATGCAAGATCCTTACAAGCTCCTGTTCAAGATCCAATATCTATTAATATGACACTACCAGCTAAAGCAAATAGATTAGGAAAAGTATTAGGCTTTAATTCATCAACTGGTAATCCAGAAGGTGTTAGTCAATTAACTACTGCTGGTGTAACTGTTTCAACTGTTACTGTTGGTGGTAGTGCAACTGCTTCTGTTTCAACGTCTGGCAATACAGCTACGTTTGCACTTGGTATACCAACTGGAGCAACTGGAGCAACTGGTATTCAAGGACAATCTGGTTATGGATTGAGCATGACTTGGGATACTGATACGTCAGATGCCGATAGTGGTAATGGCAAGATTTTTGGAAATAATTCTACTATAAGTTCAATATCAATTTTGTATTTAGATGACGTAGATGACTCTTCAGTTAACATAGCTTCCTTCGTGCAAGCATGGGATGATGTTGCAAACTCTACTGCTCGTGGATATATTCAAATTACCAAAGAAGGCACAGCATCTACTTATGCAATCTTTAAAATAAATAATGCAATTACTGATGCTTCTGGTTATTCAAAAATCCCTGTTACACATGTTGTTAGTAATGGAACATTTTCGGATGCTATGGGTGTTACTGTAGCCTTTGTGCAATCTGGAGCAGATGGTAGTGGGGCTATGAATAGTTTTATAGTAGCTGGTTCATCTGGAGATAATCAAACAATTACAAATGGTAACACATTAACTATTGTAGCTGGAGCAAATATCACAACAACTGGAAGTTCGACAGATACAATAACGATTGCTTGTACCTTAGATGATCCAGTTTCTTTAGCAATCGCACTTGGATAAGGAGATAAAATGGCAAACGCATTTAAATTACTAACAAGAGATTTTGCTCCTGCAGGGGCGGGAACTCCAGAAACAATATACACAGTACAAAGTGGAAGCACTCTTGTTGTTTTAGGATTAACGCTTTGTAATGTTCACACAGCACAAGTTACAGCAACAGTACAGATTGTTAGTACCACAACTCAAACATCACAAACACAAAACACAACAGCGCATATTGCTAAAAGTATGCCTCTTGCAGTAGGGCAAACAGCCGAAGTTATAATAAATAAAATCAATTTAAATGTTGGCGATATTGTAAAAGTGGATTGTTCAGTCGCAGACAAACTTTCAGTAACAATGAGTTATATGGAGATCACATGATAACAACACCAGAATTTCAAGGCACACATCTTTGGGATAGATTGTGTTGGGCAAAAGAAAACTTAGAGCCATACAGAACAGACTATTGTGTGGTGTGGGAAGATCCAAAAGAACCAGATGCACCAGCAAAAGTAACTCATCCAGATTGTAATTGGTTAGCTTGTGCTTTGCAAGGTGGGATATTACCAGATGTGAGAGTCTATTGGGAGTTAGCTAAAGACGAAGCTAAAGCTGATTTTAAAAAACATACAAGAGGTTATCTATTACATAATACAAAACCTATTGATGCCATGACCGAAGAACAAGCGATTGAATATTTAATAATGAAAGATATGCCTATGCATGTTTGGCAAAACTGGGATAAAGCAAACAAACCACGCTTGGTTATATGCAAGAAATCGCAACTGCCAAGCACAAGAACATGGCGTAACTCATGGAAAATATCAGAAGAATTAACAATCAACCAACAAGAGGTGGCATAATATGGCAACTAACATAGCAGATAAAGATGGTAATATGATTGAAGCTTCATCAGCAACGATCCCTTCAGACAGACATTTCAGAAACGCTTGGTCATTAAATGGCTCAGTTATAACTGAAGATTTAACTGCATCAAAAGTAATCTTTAAAGATAAAATTAGAGAAGTAAGAAAAGAATTACTTGAAGCTCAAGATGTAGCTTATATGAAAGCACTAGAAGCTGACGATTCAACTGCTAAGACAGCATCAGTTAATGCAAAGACAGCATTAAGAAATGCTCCTGCAAGTTCAGCAATAACTAATGCTTCAAGTATATCTGCATTAAAATCAGCTTGGGATACAAGTGTTTTAGGAACAAGTCCTTACGCATAGGAGAGTTAATATGTTTAATAATATTGGTAAGAAAGCTGACACAACAAGTTACGAAGCCATTATACAACAACATGAAAATACTGTTACTGGATCATTAACTATTGATGCAACTAACAATGCTTTGTCTTGTGGACCAGTAACTATTGCATCTGGCACAACTATAACTCTTTCTGGGAATTGGACAATCGTATGAGTAGTGAATTAGTATTAGACGAATTAACTGGTAGAAGTTCGGCAGGAAGTATAGCTGTAACTGCTGAAGGTGGAACAGTAACAACAAATCTGCAACAAGGTTTAACTAAAGCTTGGGTTAATTTTAATGGAACTGGAACAAGTGCCGGTGCTACAATAACTGCTAGAGACAGTTTTAATACCACATCAATCACAGATGTTAATACTGGCGATTATACTATAACTATTGCAAACAATATGGCTAATGATGATTATGCTCATGCGGGAGATAGTGGTGGCACTAATAATTCTTCAAATGGAAATGTTTATTGCAATGACCAAGGCACAGCAAGGACAACAACTTTATTTAGAGTTTATACTTTAAACTCAAGTGCTTCTCCTAGTGACCCGGCTCAAGTAAATATAATGGTTTGTGGAGACTTAGCATGAGTAGTATATTAAAAGTTAATACACTTACTGGTGTATCTACAGCAGGATCAATCTCTGTTACTGGCGAGGGAAATTCAACAACAACAAATCTGCAAAATGGTTTAGCAAAAGCACACATGACGTATGATCTGTCTGGTACTGCTGAGATTGTTCATGGGTTCAATCTTAGTTCTCCAGTAGATGTAGCACAAGGTAAGTTTGGTTGTTCTTTTATAAATAATATGGCTACAGCTACAGAATATGCTGTCGCTGGAATCTGTAAAGGTAATGGATTTATGGTACATGGAGCATTACAAACAGCTTCAGCAATGCAAATTTGGAATTACGATTGGGATGGTGATTTGAGTGATTTTGACCTTTATGGATTAGTAGTACATGGAGACTTAGCATGAGTACCTTAAACGTAGATGCCCTAGTCGGTGTTAGTTCTGCTAATGCTATAACTGTTAGAGGAGAGGGAACAGCAACAACAAGTTTACAACAAGGATTGCTTAAACATTGGGTTAATTTTAACATGGCTAACGAAACAGTTAATGACAGTTTTAATAACACAGGTGTTAATGATATTGGTGGTGGAGATTATACTGTAACGATAGCTAGTAATTTTGCAAATGCTCTGTATGCCATTTCATTTGAACAAGCTTATGTAGCTGGACATGGAACTTCTGGTAATCAGTCTACTCAACAAACTAAAACTACAACACTAGTTAGAGTTTATGCTTTTCGAATAGATACTGGTGCTGTAGCAGACACGACCGAAGCTATGGTACAATCAGCAGGAGATTTAGCATAATGGCAAAACCTAGTGTGCAATCTGTTAAGTCTGAACTAGATACACACGAAGCAGTTTGTGCAGAAAGATGGAAAGAAACTATTCTACGCATTAAACGCATTGAACATATTATGATTGGCACTAGTGGTACTGCCATAGTTTTACTCATAGGTTTACTTGTGAGGTAACTTAATGCTTGAAATGCTAGTTGTCGCTAATTCGGCTTTTGCAATAATAAAAAAAACTATAGAAAATTCGAGAGATATAGCAAATGCTGGCAATGCAATCGCCAATTTTGTCGGTGCTGAAGATAAGCTAAGAAAGGAATTAGAACGTAAACGTAACAGCATATGGACTAAGTTTTTAGGTAGAGAAGATAACGATCTTGAGGAGTTCATGGCACTAGAACAAATCAGAGTTAAGAAAGCTAAACTTGCAGAGTTTATGCAACTTTACGGGAGACCTAATTTATATATTGACTACGTTGCTTTTTGCACAGAAGCCAGAGTTAATAGAAAAAAAATGTTAAATGAACAGGCAAAAGCAAAGGCTCGTTTTCAAGACGTAATTTTAAAAATATTTTTAGGTATTCTCTTAACTGCATTATTTACTGGAGTAGCAACAGTCCTTTTTATTCTAGCCAAAAAGAAAGGTCTTATATGAGTGCATTTGTCCTCATTTGTTATTTAGGTTTAAAGATGGAAGGAAAAATACATTTTAAAAACATTAATGATTGTTTGTCTTATAAAAATAAATTGAACAATCAAACTATATTTAAAGGCAAAAAAGAACAAGTTTACCAATGTATGTGTAAATTAGTTCCTCAAATTGACGATCAAAAAATGAGGGTTTATTAAATGAATGTAGAAACATTTTTAAAATGGAAAATACTTCCAAGATTTATGATGCTCGCTAGTACAATGATGTCGTGGAGATGTGCCGAATGGTTTATGGATTTAGATACACCAACAGCTTCTCAATCAGCTTTTGTTTCGGTGGTTATGGGAGTGATGACAGGTGTATTTGGGATCTGGATGGGACATGAACACAAGGGAGATAAATAATGTTAGGTGCAATAATAGCTCCTTTAGCTAACTTGGCTTCGACTTGGATGAGTAGTAAAGTTGAGAAGGTTAAAGCAGAAGGAGAAGTTAAAGTAGCTCAAGCTAAAGCAAAAGCAGTAGTCGCTGAAAAGGTTGCAACAGGCGAGGTTGAGTGGGAAAAGTCTATGGCAGATGCCACAGATGGATCATACAAAGATGAATTTGCTTTAGGTGTTCTTTTAGCTCCAGCAATTTTAGTCTTTATTCCATCAATGACCGAGCATGTTAGAAATGGATTTGAAGTTCTTAATACTCTTCCAGAATGGTATCAATATCTTTTATTTATTGCAGTCAGCAGTTCATTTGGAATTAAAGGTGCTACTCATGCGATGAAACTTATGGG